GTAACCTTATACTGGAGATCTAGAAGCGTAGCTAGCGGGAGTGGGACATCTCGAGCTGAGGCGACCATGGAGCGCATATTGTCAAGCAAAGTACAATTAGCACGTGGGTACATACCTTGAAGTAGAGCTTTCTGAAACTGCTCGACACGAGGCTGTATAGGACCACGTCCAGGGAAGTCACCAAAGCATGTTCCAGATGAACGAAGCAAAACACCTAGATTGAGCATGGGATGTATGTCACCAACGGCATCACGCACTGGAGAGTGCTTCAAGAATTGAAGATCCTCGAAGTGTTCGAGCGGCGTTAATCCGGTGACAATGTACCCAGCCCTTGCACAAGCTGATTCGAGTGTTTCGGGAGTGATAACATCAAGATTGGCTATGCAATAGGCGATAAGAATGTTGGCGAGATTATTGATAGCAGTGGTGATAGTGGAACCAGAGTAAAGCATAGGTCGTGTCGGTTTGAGCACGACCTTCATCTTACGGTCCTGGGTTGCACGTATAACTAATGGGGACATACACTGATCAATGAGTCGCTGGATCTCGGATTGCTGGTTTTGTGGGAACAAGTCTTTGAGAAGTTCAAAAAGTGCTGGGGAGTGGGAAGAATCACAAGAAGAAATGTCAAGATTGAAACGGTACAATTTATCGCCCATTTTGATGACCAAACAAGAGTCATCAGAGAAATAGACGAAGAAAAACCGCCCGGTGGGGTTAAGTAATTGTTTAAAGACGTATTTTAATTCAAATGGATCAGGACTTTTACAAAAGTAAATGGTTCCACCCTTGTAGTCAATGGGCTTGCCAGATTGAGCCTGCTTGAGTAACTCCATATACCTAAAGCCGAGCAAGGAGGCTGGGCAGCCGAGGTCGACGATCATACGAGGTCGCTTACCGTGTTTGGCCCACTCTAACCGCTTCATCTTCCAAGTAGCTTTGCGCAACCAAACATGTTGGTCATCACCAAGCCAACCGGAGTTGAGCAGCTCCTCAAATGCTTGCTGCCTAAGGGCTCTCTTCTGATGTGGGTCGTCGTAATGGGCTATACACTCCTCCATAGCAGATGAGAGAGACCTAAGGTAGGGGTCATACTCCTCACGCAGTTTAGTAAAGAAACTCCTGAATTCAATATCATTTGTTAACTCTCTCTGGTTAGCAAACAATTTTTCGTGCAGACCGGGTATCAACGGTTTGCGCTTGCCAGTCAGCCGCTGTATGGCCAAGGCTACGCACTCATTGCAGTCACAGAAAATCTTTCCGTTGTGGTGCACACCGAAGCCACCATGGCTACGAAATGCCCCATCGACATGCAAGGGATCATGTGGGAACCGAAGTTCCCCGTTGACGAAAAATTGCTCACCTTCCTTGTTTTTTACCTCGAAGTCACCGTTGAAGACAAAGGCCTTGTCCTCCTCCTTGAGTTTCGCTCTGGTGGTGCCTGTTCGGTAGGGATCTCGGCGAGAACATCCAAGCGCCGAGGACCCATGGCAAGAAAACCCATCTTCTTCTTCGCTGCAGGTCGTGACAACCCGAGCCGGATTTCCTCGAAGATCGCTCGCTGTTCAAAAAAGGCCTGCGTGTCAAGCACAATGTCACGATCCTGCTCGTTGTAAAAATCGAAATCCTTGAACATCGTAATCCGGCTGCGAACAGACTTCGAGAAGGACTCAAGCAAACACCCAGCAGCGTCGAGAGGGCTCCCTTTCATTAACTCACTGCGAGAGGAACGAAGCCAATCGTAAAGTGGCCGAAAAATGGTTGCCATACGCGCGGAGTCGTAATTGTTGGGCCCGAGCAAGACGTGATTCTTCCCTTTGTATCTATAAAACCCGGTGGCACGCTCGCGTTTGTACCGAGTCAAACCGGCGAAATAAGTCTTCTGTTGTGCATTCTGCAAGTCTAGCGACTCATAAAACTCATTTTCACTGACGATTTGAATCTCACCATCAGCGACAAAAGGAGTGTGCTTGAGGAAATGATCCACGAGCTTGCGGTACCACTTGCCAGTGACCTTGTGCGGCGAGGATTGAAAAAGAGTAACGACTTCGACACGGTTGCGCGGATCGTTGGCCACTGAGGATTCAGGGTGACTCTCCTTGAATTCAACGGTGAGGCTTGTCTTGACAAAGTATGTTGGGGGTGCGCAGTAAGGCTGGGACAAGCAGACGTCCGGATAAATAGAATCACACTCAACTTTGACAATAGGAGAGACTGGCCCGATCGTTGCTGGTCCGACTGACAACGGAATGTCAGAACCAGGCAAGATACACGGATAGCCATCGCGTTTAGAATCATCAAAGAAACGCAGAGAGTTATGGGAGCGCTCCATGGCAGCCCAGTACTCCGCCAAGCGCGACGGAACAAAGATAGTACGTAACCAATGCCGATAGAAGGAGTAATGATGAGGAAAACGTGATGCAAGACAAGCGAAGGACGCGGGGGAACCGTCAATTATAAGTCGTTGTGGTGAGACCTCTTTGATGACCCGATGTTTATAAGCAGTTGCCTTGAGCTGAGTAATAACTGCAGTACATTTCTGATGATGACTTAATGGCAAAGCTTTGCCCTCGTGAGATGAGTGAGATTCCCCGAAGGGTGGCTCTAGGCCTACTTTCTCCTCAACAATCTGTCCGAGTTCCAAAGCCGCATATTCGGCAATAACCGCTGCATCATACTTAAAGTCTCCAGCCACAACACGCTCTTTCTCCTCCATGTAGTCAACATCCGCAACGTTAACCTCAAGAAATGCGGTGACAAGCCCCATCTCACGTTCAGCCTCGTCTTTGGCGAGCATCCAATTCTCAGCATTAACCATATCTTCAAATTCATCCATCCTCTTGTGGTCCTCATCAGTGAGCCCGTCGCGTGGGAAAATCCAGTCGTTGTCATCTGCGGGCGGCTGAGCAGCAGCCGCAACAGACTGTTGAACTGCTTGGTCAATTACCCATTTTGGCGGTGCATCGTCAACGACGAATTCGTCGATCTGGCGTCGCTGATGATGGTGGTCAGGGTTGGTACACGCCGGATAGGCAAGTTCACACTCGTAAAAATGCTTCTTCTTCTTCGCTTGCTCGGCATTTTTCCTCTCTTTGCCAGCAATATCCTTCGATGGCTTCTTCTTCTGCTCATGTAAGTGGACTGGCAATCGACAAGCGAGGCCAACATCACACCACATAACCGCTTGAACACGCTGAGGGTGATCATCTGTATTGGTTGCTGACCCCTGGTTACCGTTAAGAGTTCGACAAGCATTGTCGAACCCACACTCACAACGCGGACCATTTAGTCGTAGCCCGCACCACTCACAAAACCGCGGCTTGCCAGATCTTGGAGGCGGAGACGTCGACGACAACCGAGCGGGATGAAAAATAAAAGATGACTGAGCGGAGGACGATGATGATGAGGACGAAGTCAGCTCATGAGTAACATCTTCCTTAACATCAGCAACCCTAACCCGACCCCGCCTGCTGACACTAGAATGCTGAGCGCGTACAATCTGGGCCTCCCGATCATCAGATCGCGTGATCATGTAAGCAGGTATTGAGCGCGGTGGTGGCAAAGCGGGCGCGACAGCGAAGAGCGAATTGACACTTTGCAAGATGAGTAACCCTCCTGATAATCCTGGAAAGTTGCCTGCTCCAGTGATGGTAATCTTCGGTGGCACGACGATTGATCCCGTTCCATCATAGGTGCAAGCACCGAGAACGATCATGTTCGTCGAAGTTGCGCTAGCATATGGCATCTTAACGTGAGTGAAGTCGGCGTAGGTAGCTGAACCGGCGAAAGCGGGCACCAAAGTCAAGCCGCCTTCCAAGACAAAATCAAGCGCGACCACACCAGTGTTCGAGTCGCCGAAATCCTGGTATACCATAAGCAAAGTTATCCCCAACGGCATATTTATGGGGAGAACGACAGCATTATTGGCAACAACACTCACTGCACCGATGGTGTTGTACCGGAAGGGGTGGTCAGGGTCGGGGCGAAAAGGATTAGTCGCATCAGGCTCAAATAACTGCATGACGCAACCGACGCCATCGCTAATGGAGGGAGCAAGTCGTGCTTGAAAAAACCGAAGGGCGTATGTGATAAAGATGCCCCCGGCGCCAGGGTAATCGTTGGGTGCACCCTCAGTGACAATAAAGACCTTCCCCTTCTTATAAAACTGGAGATCTGGGACGATCTGACCAGGCAGTAAGATCTTCAAGGGGCCAAGAGTGTCAAATTTGGCTGCACACTCAATAGGGGCAATCATGCTAGTCTGAGGCTTGCCGGAGACGGATTGAGAGCGATTGGCGAGCTCGCTCTTCGAGAATGGAGCAGGCTCATAGACATCATTTGTAACGGCGATGGTGACGCTGCCTGCACCGGCAGCACCAGAATCACTAGCCACTGCGTTCAGAGAGTATGACACAAATTCAAGCATGGCACCCTCGAGTTGCCACTTCTCCCACATACTCGAAGCGGCATGTGCCCAGGGAAAGGTGATCGGATTGGTTATGTCCAAATCGACAGTGATACACGTGAAGTTAGTGGTCATATGAAGATCAAACAGGAACTCGCGGTGGATCAATGGCGATGACATCCCATCCCCATGCATCATCGGAACAGGACCAGGTGGGGCAATACCAGTCATCAGCGAATTCTCACCAACAGGGTAGGGCATCTTGGTTTCAGTATAGTAGTCTCCACTACCTATAATATTACGCAAGAACTTTTCTGCATGCCCACCAAGCCATCCTCCGATCTCCTGTCCATACCCACCTTTGCCTTTGATGGGACCTCCGCGCTTGTAGGCTCCTTTCCCTCGAATTGGCTTCGGGAAAGCTGCCTTGGCCGCCTCGTTGGTCTTCAAAAAGTCCAGCTGTTTCTGGAGCTGAGCGACACGCTTCTTTTTGCCACTAGCTTTCTTAGCCTTGAACTTCGCTTTCTGTTCCTCAGTGACAGGCTTCTTGCGTGTCCCCTTGCCCGGCATTCCTCCGATTAGACACAACGTGATGGAAATGCGGTCAGTGTCAGAGAAGATCAGCGGATAGCTAGCATCAGAGATGGGCTTGCCATTGTGCGCCAACATGTGCGCAAGCGGAATGGGCGCGTAGGTCGAAACGACGCCATAAAGTTCATCACGCGTGCATGGCGTTGGAACAAGAAGTGTACGCACCCGTGGTCCATCATCGAGAAAGATAGAGACCCGCGGCTTCATAACAAGGGGTTGCGGGTCCGCTCCGTCACCTGGCCACAAGGCTTCGTAAGGGTCAATCTCAAGGCGTGCTGCGTGATCATCGGTGTTTGTTGCTGAACCGTTGTTGCCATTCAGCGCCGCGCGCATAACATGGCCGAGTCTCATGCAGTTGGGTTCATAGCACTCTAGAGTGGAGCAATAATAAGGTTTGGAATGCAGATGTTGGTTGAAGCAGTCGACTCCTGTTTTGCCGACACAAGTCGCATACTCTAATGTGTGCTCAACCCAACCATATCGATAGACATGTGCCATAAGACCATCAATCTTGTGTAAACCATAATCGTGACTGAAAACTCTGGTAGCTGCATAGCTCAAGACAAGGTCCCAAAGCGGGGTGGGAAGGCAACCTGCTTGAACACGCTGAATGAGTGTACCCAAAAACACAGGGGCTAGCTTAGGTAAAACCCAGCCATACTTCTTAGAGCGTGAACGCCAAGCAGCGGCCACAGCGGCGCACTCGGCTGATGATTCCTCGAAACGAACAAGGACGGATTCTTCGTGGTCAAAAACATCTTCTATTGGAGGGTCCTCAAGACCTATCGGCGCTTCTGTCACACGTGTGACTGCCTCTCCGGAAGATGACGAAGGATGAATTACACCATATGGCGTACAGGGGGGGTGATAAGGAACAATGTTAAAACAGGGGAGGGGGGCAGCGGCCCCAACTCCTATCGGCGATTCTGTTGCCCGAGCAACTGCCTCCTGTCCATAGCCCTTCGCTTCGCCCATTGGGGGTTTAAGGCCCCCGCCGGACTGGCCGATTATGTTCTCCCTCCCGCGGCTTAGACGGGCAGTATCATGGACCGTGCCCCCATGTTCCACAAGGCATGCCGACAAAGGGTTTCTGTTCCCAATCTTCGGCGCCCTTTCAACAGAGTCAGTCTCAGCCAAACCGGTAGCGCACCGCGCTTCCGATAAGTCATCCACCTTCCCTGCCTGAGTGCTGGGGTGCGGCCACGCGTCTTCTGGTAAGTCGTACATTCAGAAGAAAATTTGCTGTCTTTCCAAGCTGTCAAAGGGTCTTTCCCCCTCGCCAAGGATACTTTCACCCTCGTCAGCTGCAATAAGCGAAATCAGCGTCTTCCCACAGAGATCATAGCACACGTAGAGGACGTGACGAGTTGGCTACCCGCCGCACCATGCGTTTGCTAATCGAGAATACAGAGGGTGGGACGAGTTGGCTACCCGCCTCCACCATGAATCCTGGATCTATGAAGTACTATACGCGTAAAAGCAAAGAGGGACTCCCCTCTTCGGTCCATGCCGTCGTCGGACAGCAGTGGCAACACCAAAGTCACCACCCCAGGCCACCTTTATTCTGTGGACCACTAAAACTCCCTGTAGCGCCTACGAGGATACCTAAAGAGGTCCAAGTGCTACTTGCAAGAAGGAAAAT